AAAAGAATGGATATGGAGAAAAGTATGGTAAAAGCATTTGATATAAGCAAACTAAGGAAAAATCTAACTAAAAGCGTTCCGGGTATGAGTTCGGGGTTTCGTGATCCTGACACTTGGATTTCAACTGGAAATTATGTATTAAACAAATTGATCAGCGGCGATTTTAATAAAGGAATACCAAATTCAAGAGTTACCGTGTTATCTGGTGAATCTGGGGCAGGAAAAAGTTACTTAGCAAGTGGAAATATTGTTAAAAATGCACAAGCATTAGGCATTTTCGTAATTCTAATAGATACTGAAGCAGCATTGGACGAATCTTGGTTAACCGCACTTGGGGTAGATACCTCTCCTGATAAATTGCTAAAATTAAATATGGCAATGATTGATGATGTTGCCAAGGTTATTAGTGATTTTATGAAAGAATATAAATCAGATTATGATGATGTTCCTGATGCAGATCGCCCAAAAGTATTGTTTGTTATTGACAGTCTTGGTATGTTAATGACCCCAACTGATTTAGCACAATTCCAAAGCGGTGACCTAAAAGGTGATATGGGACGAAAGCCAAAAGCACTAAAAGCATTGGTAACTAATTGTGTAAATATGTTTTCAACATATAATGTTGGATTAGTTGCAACTAATCATAGTTACGAAAGCCAGAATATGTTTGACCCAGACCCAAAAATGAGTGGTGGATCAGGGTTTCAATATGCCAGTAGTATTTTGGTAATGATTAATAAGTTGAAGTTAAAAACTGACGAAAATGGAACTAAAACTGCAAATATTCACGGTATTCGTGCGGTTTGTAAGGTTATGAAAACACGGTATGCCAAACCATTTGAAAAGGTAGAAATTGAAATACCATATGATACTGGAATGAATGCGTATAGTGGTATGTTTGATTATTGTTTAAGCAAGTCAGTATTGAAAAAAACTGGAAATAAATACGAATATATTGACAACAATGGCGAAGTTCACAAGTATTATCAAAAAGAATACAATGCCAATATAAACGGAATATATGACCTGATAATTTCAGAATGGAATACTAATATTGACAAACGCGAACAGCAAGAACCAGAAGAGCATATTACAGAAAATGATCAATGACGCCAATGGCGTCATTCCTAACAGGGTGGTAATTAATTGTTATCACCCTGACATTTTAAAAGAAATTGAAGATAGTTGGCCCAGTGAATTAACAGCAAAAAGATTTTCTGAAAAAGTATATCATTTCTTATTTCCAGAAAAAAGTATATGTGAAAATGGTAAACACAAATCATTTGAAAGTTATAACAAAGGATATTACTTTTGTGCTAAACAATGTGAATGTGCCCTAAAACAAAAAAAAGATACTATGGTAGCACGATATGGTGTAGAACATCCGCTACAATCAGAAGAAATAAAAAATAAACTAAAAGATACTCTAATATCTCGTTATGGTGTTGAAACAGTTAGCCAAGTAAATCCAACACAACGAGCCGATACTAATTTAAAAAAGTATGGAACCGCAAGCCCTCTTGGATCGAAAACGATAAAAGACAAGATAGCAAAAACAAACTTAGAAAAATATCAAGCAGATACGCCTTTTGGCAACAAAGAAATTCAGAAAAAGTGTATAAGTAGTATCCAAGAAAAATATGGTGTTCGTAATGTTTTAATGCTTGACGAAAACAAACAGAAAGCAAAGCAAGCCAATATAGAAAAATATGGTTCAACAAGTTCGTTTTCATCGCCAGTTGTGCAAGAGAAAAGAATACAAACGCTGATACAAAAATATGGGGTTGAACATCAATCACAAATACATCACAATAAAGAATTACTGGACCAATACCATAATGATGAAAAGTTTATTGAAATATATAACAGTTATGATTATGTAAGTGAGATTGCAGATTATTTTGAGTTAAAGAAATCTTCTATACATAAAAAAGCAAATAGTTTAGGACTTCCAACAAAGTATAATACTATATCAAAAGAAGAACAATCTATTGTTGACTTTTTATCACAATTTACCACGGTTCAGCAGTCTAACCGAACATTAATATCACCAAAAGAAATAGACATCTGGTTGCCAGAATATAATATTGGTATAGAATATAACGGATTGTATTATCATAATATTAGCAGAGATAATATATCGGTTGATTATCACCTGAACAAAACTAAAAGTATGGAACAATTAGGTTATAGATTGATCCATATATTTTCAGATGAATGGATTCACAAACAAGAAATTGTAAAGAGCAGATTACTTAATATAATAAAACAAAGTACAAATAGAGTTTATGCAAGACAAACTAAAATTGTAGATTTAACCTCACAAGAGGCATCACATTTTTTGGAACAGAACCACATTCAAGGTGGGTGTGCATCACGTCACCGATATGGATTAGTTTATAACGGTGTATTGGTATCGGTTATGACTTTTGGAAAACCACGATTTAATAAAAATTACGATTGGGAATTGATAAGATTTGCAAACTTGATTAACTATACTGTAGTGGGTGGTGCTGGTAAGTTATTAAAACACTTTATTAATACCTATGGTTCTTCGGTTATTTCATATGCAGATCGTAGGTGGAGTGATGGAAATCTGTATGATAAAATCGGGTTTAGCTGTATAGGAAATTCAAAACCAAATTACTTTTATATTGATAAAGATACTCGAATTTCGCGTTATAAATCACAAAAACATAAGTTAAAAGATCAATTAGAAATATTTGATCCAGATTCATCAGAATATATAAATATGAAAAATAATGGATTTACTCGCATATACGATTGTGGAAATTCAATATGGGTTTACAATAAAAAATAATAAGGAAATAAAATGGTTGATAAAGAAATAAGTTTAATTTTAGAATTGTGGGACACTGTAAAGGTTTATATTCCAGTAAAAGAACGGCTTGATGCTGCCACACACGTTTTGCAAATGCTTGACGAATATGGTATAGATATAGAAGAAAAGCGTGATGATCTATCAGAACATTGTGCAATTTTAGAAAAAGCAGTAAAAAATGTAACGGCTGCATATAGTAAAGATTATGATGATGAAATGGAATAAACAATGAGTGGATGGCTAAAAGATATCCGAAATGATATTTCAAATATTGTTCCAGCTATTACACATTATGAATCGCAAATAAAAGAGGCAAGAAATGATATTGGATTAAACGGTAATATTGAGCGTAATGCTCGTGATATGCCGGGTATAGTAGAATATCGCTTTTATCAATTGCAAGAAATAGAATCCATATTAGAATATCTTAACATTGAGTTGCGAAAGATGCGTAGCCAATCATTTAAGAAATTTTTAGAACATTACAATAAACAACTATCAAGCCGTGATGCCGAAAAATATATTGATGGTGAACCTGATATAGTATCAATGACACATTTGATAAATGAATTTGCATTAGTGCGCAATAGTATGCAAGGTATTATTAAAGCATTAGAACAAAAATCATTTTCAATCAATAACATTATAAAATTGCGTGCATCTGGGTTGGAAAACATAGAACTGTAATATAGGCTTGACACATCAAGCCTATATGTGATACCATCTGATTCTAACTGCATGAGGTATTAGATATGAGTTTTGTATTCCGGGGCGACTTTCGTCATGTTGATCGTGGTGTATACGATCAACTTCATTCTAATCTGGATTATATGTTAGCATTGGCTGATACTGTGTATAACTTGCCAGAACAATCGTATCAAAAGCGTGATATTATGGCACAACTTGTAGAGTTTGTAGTCAGACAATATCCGCTACCGGATTACATTGCGTGTGTTACTGATATTTCAGTTATGCGTGAGCGCAAACAATATATGCAAAATATGTATGCTATGCGTGGCATTGAAAAAGACTTTAGCAAGTTTGACCAAGCATTCTTAAATGTGCTTTATGATGAAAAATATAGTAATTTTTACAGTGTAAACAAGTTTTACACTTCAAAACTATATGGTCTACTGTTAAGTTTTCCAAAAGTATACAGCGAAACCATTGAACGAAATATGTTTGAAGATGAAGTATATCGTATCCGTAATATTTCTGAATATATTGCCACCCCAAAGTCTCGTATAAATTTAAAACTAAAACTTATTTCAAAACGATTGATTAAACACAAAGGAATTTGGGTAGTCAATGCTATCAACGATGATCAAAATTTGGTTACATATTTCGACAATAGCAGGACGCCCGATACTTTACAAGTTGGTAACTTTTACAAAGTTCGTGCAACTATCACAAAACACGAATTTTCCAGTTTCACAGGATGTAAGGAAACTCGCATAAATCGTGTAGTTTACGGTTGACAGCCATTGTGTGATTCTGCTATAACTCTGGAATAGAGAGAAACAGGAGATACCACACTATGACAAGCAAAGTTCGCATCCGCAACGGTCGCATCCGCACTATCTTGATCGAAGATATGACGTTCGACTTGCTGGTTGGACTCAAGCACGGCAATTCTGGTTCTTGGATTACGGTTGATCCGCGTTCTGCTGAAGGTATGGGTTCAGAAGTGGTGCGTTCTATGAATGCAACAACCGCTCGTGTAAAGGTAGAAAAGGAAACCTCGTTTGAATTGTATGATAAGGCAACTGGTGCGCCGGGTGCAGAAGACGAAGTTGCTGCAATCGTAGAAGAAACCGATGAAGAAATCGTGACTCGCTTGCGGGAACGGTTTGAAATTCTTGAAGAAATGACGGGTGCTGCGTGTGACGGTGTTATTCGCGGTATGGTGGTTGCTGGTCCTCCGGGTGTAGGAAAGTCTTTTGGCATTGAAAAGGTGCTGGATCAAGCCTATACGATGAACAATCTTGGTAATTCTCACGCCAAATTTGGAATGGAAAAAGGTGCAGCAACTCCGATTGGTCTGTATCAACTTCTTTTCCAATATTCTGCTGCTGGTTCTGTGCTGGTGCTGGATGATAGCGATACTATCTTGTATGATGATACCTCGCTGAACCTGCTCAAAGCTGCATTGGACAGCGGAAAACGTCGCCGTATCTCTTGGCGGTCTGAAAGCCGTGTTCTGGAAAATGCTGGTATCCCTGATACCTTTGAGTTTGAAGGATCGGTTATCTTTGTTACCAACCTGAAACTGGAATCTGCACGCGGAAAGATTGGCGATCATATGAAAGCCTTGCTTTCGCGTTGTCACTATCTTGACCTCACAATCAATACCACGCGGGAAAAATTCTTGCGCTGCAAACAGATTGTACAAGATGGTATGTTGCGTAAATACGGATTTAATGAGACAGAGAAACAAGAGATTCTTGACTTTGTTGAAGAAAATCAAGAAAACCTGCGTGAATTGTCATTGCGTATGGTTTCCAAGATTGCTGATCTTTACAAAATGTCACCCAAACGGTGGCGGCAACTTGCAGAAAATACCTGCATCCGCAATTGAATAGTTGACTTAGACTAAAAGTAATGCTAATATAAGGGGGATAGGGAAACTTATCCCCCTTATATATTTGAAAGGTCCGAATGACAGTAGCAACAATAACATTAAAAAATGAAGTTACCTCACATATAGAGGGGCTTGACTTAGATACCAGAAAAAAATTATCGCAAAAATATAGCTTTTTCTTACCAAATGCAAGGTATTCACCACAATATAAATTAGGTAGGTGGGACGGAAAAATAAGTTACTTCTCGATAGGCGGTAGCACATATAATAATTTACTGGACGATATAGTCCCCATCTTGGTTAAAGATGGATACGAAATACAGTTAGACGATCAGCGAAAAAGTTTTGAATACGGTAGTTTTGAACCAGTTACCAAAGATTCTTTTTCACATATCATCTGGCCTGATGGGCATCCTATGGCGGGCAAGCCAATTGAATTACACGATCATCAAGCCAGTGCAATAAACAAGTTTTTAGAAAACCCACAAGCAATACAAGAGTTAGCTACATCATTTGGCAAAACTATTGTTACTGCTGCATTAAGCAGTAGAGTAGAAAAGTTTGGCAGAACTATAGTCATTGTTCCTAACAAAAGTTTAGTTGACCAAACTCTTGCGGATTATGTTAATTTTGGTCTTGACGTTGGTGTATATTTTGGCGACAGAAAAGAACTTAATAAGACACATACTATTTGCACTTGGCAAAGCCTTGAATCACTTGAGCGACAAAAGCGCGATGAAAAACGTGATGACGCAGTTGCCGAACTGGTAGAGGGTGTAATCTGTGTCATCTGTGATGAAAGCCACCAAGTAGATGCACCAGTGTTGCGCAGATTGCTTGGTGGACCTCTTGCAGACGTTCCTATTCGTTGGGGAATGACTGGCACTATTCCCAAAGACAAGGGTGCGCAAATGGCATTGCTTGTCAATGTAGGGCCAGTGGTAAACGTGGTAAAGGCATCTGAGTTGCAAGACTTAGGGATATTATCAAGCTGTAATATAAACGTATTGCAAACACAAGAAAATATATTATACAACAATTACCAAAGCGAAGTATCGTTTTTAGCAACTGACCCAAATAGATTAGATTGGATTGCTGCCAAGATTTTAGAAATTAGTCAAACTGGAAATACACTTGTATTATTTGATAGAATAAAAACTGGTGATGAATTGTTATCCCGATTACCAGATAGTTCATTTGTAAGCGGAAGGGTAAAACAAAAAAAGCGTAAAGAAGAATATACTGAAATTAACTTTTCTGATAATAAGATACTATTGGCAACTGCACAGGTTGCGGCGGTTGGTATCAGTATTACGCGACTACATAATGTAGTATTAATTGAACCCGGTAAAAGTTTCGTGCGAGTAATTCAAAGTATTGGACGTGGTTTGCGAAAAGGTTTTGACAAAGACCACGTTGAAATATGGGATATATGTGCTAATGCTAAGTATAGTAAAAAGCATTTAACTGAGCGAAAATCTTTTTATAAAGATGCACAGTATAATTTTACAGTAAAAAAGATTTATAGATAACAAGGAGAAGAAAAATTAAAATTCTAACTTTAGAAAACACTACACTTGAAATAGATTATGTTCCTGAACAGATTGACGACATCAGATATTCAGTGTTAGATTATAGCGATAAGAAAAATGCAGACTATATATTTCAACCATTAGTATTTTTAGAAATATATACATCACCCGCTGCACTGATCAGTATTGGAAATCATATATTGAAAGTTCCATTGGATTGGAGTATAATCATATGTGAAAGCGATGCAGGTGACCCAGAAGTGGTGCCACTTACTGCAATAAATGATCGTGGATTTAGTGCATTTTGTTTTAATCCGTTGACCGGATTTTTACCAACATTTAGTACATTAAAAATAATTAATATATACAATGAAGTAAAGTGGTATTTGCCTAAACTAAAACACGGGCACTTTTTAACTGTTCCTCTTGAGGATAAGTCAAATCCACTATGTGCGTTTTTTATTAAAGAAACCGCAAAAGTTCCAGACGTATTAGACACAAAAGATTTATGGTAATGGCAACTGATAAACTTGATATTAAAACTGTATTGAAAGCAATTGATACCCGAGATATATCGTGGTTCAATTCGCTTTCTGATGAAGAAAAAAAGAAATTAACTATATGGCAACTGATGCGGTTTGTTAGCAGTTGCGATTCTAAAAATAAAAGTATCAACCATCATTATCTAACTATGACAAATGACTTGGTAAACGTACACTTTAATACGTTAAAGAACCATCCAGAGTTACAGTTTAGATTATTACAAGTATGCGGAATTGGAACAAGTCAGTATCACGCTTGGATTGCACCCGGAAAACGTAGTAAAGATAATAAAATTGCAGAGTGGGTAAGTCAAGCGTTATATCCACAATTTAATGATGATGAAATTGATTTATTTTTAAGTAAAAATACTAAAGATGACCTAAAACAAATTGCCATTGAAATGGGTCTACAAGATAAAGAAATCACTGAATTATTTGGGAAATAATATGTATAGTTGTGAATACTGCAATAAATCATTTGTTAGAGAATCAACCGTGTTTAAACATATGTGTGAACAAAAAAGGAGACATAATAATAAAACTGACAAAGATGTAATTTTAGCGTATGCAGTATACAACCAATGGTATAAACTATGTATGTTTACAAAGAAAGAAAAAACATATGATGAATTTGCAAAGAGTAATCATTATATAGGATTTGTCAAGTTTGGAAGATACATTAACGATACCAAAATAAAAGACTGGCAATCATATTTAAAATGGCTTATTGACACCAAAGTAAAATTTGATATATGGGCAAAAGATAGCACCTATTCAAGTTATAGTGCATATATCACCTCAGTAGAAACCCCAGATCGTGCAGTTGAAAAGTTTATATTAACTGCAGAAGACTGGGGGAATAAAACAGGAAATCATTGGAGTGAGTTTTGGCATAAGGTAAATCCATATATTGTTATAGATTATATTAATCAAGGAAAAATAAGCCCTTGGATTTTGTTTTCTTTACAGTCAGCACAAGATTACATATTAGGATTACCAGATGAACTTATTCCTGAAATTACTAAAAATATTGACATTGATTATTGGAAAAAGAAAACCACTAAACAGCGGGATGATAGAGAATGGATAAACCAAGTGTTACAATAACTACAACTGATATCGATATTGACACCCACGACAGGCAGACTATTTTAAATCTATTCAAACATACACCAGCAATGTATTATAAAAATACCCGCGAATCTAAACATAATACTGGAGTATATTTTCATAAAGTTCCTGTAAATCCATTTACAGGAAATTGTGCAGTTGAATATCGTGATGCAGAAAATTATGGATTTTTCAAGTTAGACATATTAAATGTTCATATATATAAAAATATCAAAAATGAAGAACATTTGCTTCGGTTGATGAATGCTGAACCAATATGGGAATTACTAATGGAAAAAGACTTCTGTGATATGTTATTTCATTTAAATGGATATCACGATGTATGTAAAATTATGAAACCAAATAGTGTTGAAAAACTGGCAGCAGTATTGGCAATGATACGACCATCTAAAAAATATTTAATAGGTGCAGATTGGGACACTGTATTCCGTGAAGTATGGGTTCCACCTACCGATGGTAGTTACTATTATAAGATTAGCCATAGCCTATCTTATAGTGTTGCAGTAGTAGTTCATATGAACTTATTAGTTGAAGAATTACAGGAAAATAGTTAAGTTTTTCGTATTAGCTGTATGTTTTTTCTTTTTGTTTTTTTCTGTAGTAAATTTCGTAAACTTATTGTATGACCATATAACAACTCAAAATCTTTATTTGAAAAACTAATCAGACAATATTTAAACGGTTCAAATCGTTTTCCCATTATAATGTTAATAGGCATTTGTCTATTCGTTTCCCACCACCATTCATTTCCTAATTTTATAAATTCTTTCTTTTCAAGATCAGTTTTTAATAAATCAAATATATACATACTTGTTATGGTAACATCAGCATTTTGCATTATACCAATATATTCATTTTTACCACATCTTGCTACACTAAAAAATGGAAACTTTTCTGTTAATATTTTGTATTCTTCGGCATTTGGCATTACATTATCGGTCCTTTGGATAAATATAGATTATTAGGAGTTTGCACATTATGGCACAACGCGAAATTGCATCTGGGTTTATTTATCCACAAACCGGAATATCTGGAACAAATTACTATGGAAGAAATATTCAAGAACCGTTTCGTATAGTTAAAGGTGTGAAAACAGAAATACAATTTTTTATTAAACAAGCAAATGGTAAAGCAATAAAATTAAGAAATAAAATAATAGATGGTGTTGTTTTTAAAGTTACTGATAATGATATTATAATATCTAAACGTCTTAAAATTATAGATGAAGATCGTGGTATAGCTATGTTAACATTTAATACAGTTGACGTGTTACCAGTATCGCCCGGATATTATAAAATGAGCTTAACTGTAACCGATGTTGATAATCAATTAATTCCAATATATCTTAATGAAACATATGAAGAACAATATGTATTAGAAATAATTGAAAATCATATAACAGCATCACCTAATACTGTAGTTATAGATAATTTTTCAAGCAATAATAATTTATTGTATAGTGATCAAATACTATCAACTGCACAAAGTATTAGTACATTTGGCGTTTCTACTATTGCAATATATGGAAACAATTTTACTGGAAATGTTAAAGTGCAAGCTACACTGGAAACTGTTCCAAATATAAGTAGTTGGTTTGACGTAGACATTGATCGGGTTACAGGCGTAAAAAATTATGAAAACTTTACTGGAATAGATGCATATGTATTTGAAGGTAAATTTTATTGGATTCGCTTTGTTATAGAACAAACAACAGGAAACATTGACAAGATACTGTATTCATGCTAAAATAAGATATGAATCCATTTACTCAATATATAAAGAATCATGTTCCGCCACATTGGAAACCTACTTCTGGTGGGTGGATTAGTGGCAATTGCCCGTATTGTGTGTATAACGGGGAACGCCGCGCTGATACCAAGCGACGTGGTGGATTTTTATTTGAAAATGATAGTGTAAATTATCATTGTTTCAACTGCAATGCTTCAATACATTGGAGTCCGCCAATGTCAATAACCAAAAAGTTAGAAACACTGTTGGTATCGTTTGGAGCAGATACCGCCGAAATAAAGCGATTTGCATTAAACATATTTCTAAACAAAGATGAACACGAATTAATAAGATATGTTAGACCACCGTGGAAAGAATCAGTAAAACAATGGCGTGAAATAGAACTCCCTGATGATACCGACCATCTTTTTTCATTAGAAAATATTACTGACAACAGTGGGCAATATCGTGCATTAGAATATGTTATAGATCGTAAATTAGATTTTTATGATGATTGGTATTATTCAAAATCATTAAAATATGCAAATCGTATAATTTTACCATTGCGATTTCAATATAATATTGTAGGATATACTGCACGATGGCTTGGAAGTCGCAATGTTAAATACCCAAAATATCTAACAACCTCACCAAAAGACTTTGTATTCAATTTAGATCGTCAGACATATAATAAAAAAATAGTGTTTGTAACAGAAGGATATATCGATGCAATATGCACAGATGGTGTAGCTATCGGTAGTAACCAATTAAACGAAAACCAAGCAGAAATTATTGAATCATTGGGTAAAAGAATTATACTGCTACCTGACAAAAATGAAGCTGGAAAAAGATTAGTAAGTGCTGCAATAGAACGTGGATGGGAAATTTCATTTCCACCGTGGGACCAAGATATTGTAGATGTCAATGACTCTGTAAGAAAATATGGTAGACTATTCACAATAAAAACCGCTATTGAGTATTCAATAGATAACAAATTAAAAGCCAAAATACAATCAAATTTTTGGTGCAAGTAAAGGATTAATATGTCAGAAGAATATAGCTTAGATTTACAAAAACTGTTTATTGAATTTATGCAAAGTGATCACGACCTTTTTATTCGTTGTAATAGTATTACCAAATCATCGTTTTTTGATCGACCACTTCAATCAACTATTAGATTTATTCAAGAACATACTGAAAAATATAGCAGTATGCCAACTGCACAACAAGTTAAAGCTAAAACTGGAATAGAACTAAGTGGATTGGAAAGTAGTGCAGACGACCACAAAAATTGGTTTTTAGATGAATACGAGAAATTTTGTAGGTATAAAGCATTAGAAGAAGCAATTATAACAAGCACCGAAATGCTTGTAAAAAAAGAATACGGTGCAGTAGAGCGCCTAATTAAAGAAGCAGTCAGTATCGGACTTGCAAAACAAATTGGTATGAACTATTGGGAAAATCCATATGAACGACTAAAAGATATTCAAAATAATAAACCTGCAATCTCAACAGGATGGAAATCAATTGATAGCATATTGTATGGCGGATTTGAACGCGGAACACTTAACATATTTGCTGCACCATCAGGACACGGTAAGAGCCTATTCTTACAAAATATTTCATTAAATTGGGCATTGGCAGGATATAATGTAATATATGTTAGCTTGGAACTTAGTGAAAAATTGTGTTCAATGCGTTTTGACAGTATGCTCACGGGATATGGAACCCGAGAACTTTTTAAGAATATTGATGATGTAACCCTAAAACTTGGGATGATTTCAAAGAAAGCAGGTAGTTTACAGATTGTTCAACTACCAAATGGCGTTACTGTAAATGATCTTAAAGCTTACATTAAAGAATATCAAATTCAAACTGGTAAAATTGTAGATGCATTGGTAATTGATTATCTTGACCTAATGATGCCTGCAACACAAAAAGTATCACTTGACAATGTATTCTTGAAAGATAAGTTGGTCAGCGAAGAACTACGCAATCTTTATATTGAAGGCAATTACCTTGGGTCAACTGCCTCACAAATTACTCGTGGATCGATGGATGAAGCAGAATATGGTATGGCAGGTATCAGTGGCGGGGTTAGTAAAATCTTCACAAGTGATAACAGTATAGGTATTCACGCAAGTAGAGCAATGAAAGAACGTGGACGTATTCAAATTGAATTTATGAAAACTCGTAGTAGTGGCGGTGAAGGTAGAAAAGTAGACTTAGGCTATGATATACAATCTATGCGAATTACTGATTTACCAGAT